AGAAGATGCTATAAAAATTCCAACTAAAACCCTTTCCAAATAATGGCTCTAATGCTATAATAAATGTACCTAGAAAAAGGAGAAATTAATGTCGTTTGAAACATTAAAAGTAGCTGACCTTCGTAAAATTGCAGAGGACTTTGCAGTTGATACCGATGGTCTAAAGAACAAAAATGATATCATTGCAGCTATGTCTGAAGAAGGCGTAACATGGGCGGTATATCAAAAGACAGTTAAAGATTTAGATGATGCTGAAGAAGATGCTGATGAAGTATTACCTAAGTTTGATCCTAAAAAAGATCAAGCAAAAGACTCAGTATTGGTAAGAATGACTAGAGCTAATTTCCGTTATGATATTTTGGGTTATACGTTCACTAATGAACACCCATTTATAGCAATGAAGGAAGAAGATGCTCAGTCAATTTTTGACAAGGAGGAAGGTTTCCGTTTAGCAACACCTAAAGAAGTACAGGATTTTTACGGATAATCTTATAATTAATGGAAATATTAGTAAATACCAACCCACCAGTAAGGCATAGAATTTATTGGAAAGGACAAACTGTCGCGGCAGACAGTGCACCAATAGTTAAAATATATGATGTAACAGAAGATCCAACACTAGAAGATCCAACAACATCTGTATTCTTAACACAGCTAACTGCCGAATCTTTTGAAACAGATTTTGGTGTTTATCAAGTATTTATTCCATTGCTCTATGCTTCAAGAACTAGACAATTACAGCTTCTATGGGAGTACTATGTCGAAGGCTCTTTCGTGCAAAAAAGACATGACCTATTTGTAGTCCAGCCATATGTTGATTTAACACAAGCAGTAGATGCATTAGATATTGGTTCTGATCCTTCAGATCCAAATTACAAATCCTATGCTGAACTTCAAGATGCTGAATCATATGCTCGTAGAGTAATTGAGGCATATACTGGACAAAGATTCTATGAATACTACGACTCACATACTGGATATGGAGACGGAACAGATGTTCTTCCAGTACCATATAGAATGACAGAACTTAAAGAATTGTACTCAAATGATATTAAATTAATTGATGTTGATGCAAACTTAGACGATTTTGGATATGATGTTAAAATATCTGAATCTAGATTTGCACTTAGAATTAATCGTGCCAATCTATTGGATAATACCGTCTATACTGCAAATGGTTTTGTACCACCAACAATCAACGATGGGTCTGGCGGAGGATTTTCTAGAGGGGTAGCCTACAAGATAGAAGCGTACTTTGGATGGGAAAGAGTTCCAGATGAAGTTGAGCTAGCATGTCTTGAATTAATGAAAGACTACTTCTCAAGGGATAAAATATGGAGAAACAAATATCTACATAGCGTACAGTCATTTGACTGGCACTTTGAATATAATACAGGCGCATTTATTGGTACTGGTAATCTTTATGTTGACCAGCTACTATTGCCTTATGTATTAACTCAAATGGTATTGATATAAAATGTATGACTTTGACATCGTTGCTGCTACTTACACACATTTAATTGATGTATATAAGCAATTTGACAGTCAAGATACAAATACAGGTGCTATAAAAAAAGAATGGCATTATGACAGAACAGTTAAATGTTATGCTAAGGGAGTTATTTCTAATAGCGCTTCTAGCAGATCTGGTGACAGACAACAAATTGCTGCTCAATATAAAGACACACAGTATGTAGAAATTAGAAGTACTGAGAAGATAAGCCTTCGTGAAAAAATAACTAATATTAGAACAGAGCACGGAGTGGCAATTTGGACAGAATTAAATTTTCCAGATAACACTCCAACAGTGTTTGAAATCATTGGCACTACTCCTATGACCGATCCATTCGGAGATGTTTTGGCATGGAACACAACTCTGAAAAGATCGGAGAATCAGGTAATTGGACTCTAGCGCACTTTTAGTACAGGCTGCCAGCGGACTAGAAAGACTGATGGTCGGAGCAGGCGGAAAGACTTTAAAAGATAGTAATGTAGCACAGATATCAGCTGCAATATATTATCAGGCTAAAGTTGTTTCTAAACTTACAACAAATAAAACATTTCAGAGCAAATTTCAAAAAGTAATATTTGATCAGATTCAGAAAGACTTTGGCGAGTATGTAGACTCACTTGCAAGAACTAAGCCCAAGAGCCTCCACCATATGTATGAGTGGAAAAAAACGGGACTACCAACAGCAAGACTATTTAAATTAAAAAAGATAGATTCTAAAGATTTATCATTTAGACTTGACTATATGACGCTACCATCTAAATCATTAGTTCCTAATAAATATAGTAAGCGTAGACATGTGTTTACAAATAAGGCCAGCATTATTGAACAAGGAACTCCAGTCAGAATTGCTCCTAAAAATGCAGAAAGACTGGTTTTTGAAATTAATGGATTAGTAATTGCTATGCCTAAAGGCGCAGCAGTATATGTTAAAAATCCTGGTGGAACCGCCGCAAAAAATCAATTTAAACTTGCATATGCAAGATTCTTTAGTGGACAGCTAGTAAACAATTCAATAAAAAGATCTGGATTTCAAAATATCTTTAAAAATGGTATGTCTAAATCTCTAGCAGTTCCAACAGATATCAGAAAGGTGAAATATTCCTTTTCTCCTGGTACAATTAACATGCAGGCGGAATCAGCAATAACAGCAGCATTTGGAGGATTATCATGACAAATTATAAAGAAGATGTAATGTTTGATGTGCGTAAATTTTTATGGAATGAATTAACAGCCACGCAAATCTTTAATGCAGATGATTATTATCATGATGAAATGAATGGTGAAATAATTCCAATTATTCCAGTCCAGCAGTCACCAGAGCTTAATCAATTTTTTAGCGGCAAGAAACATTTGGTCTATGATAAGATAGGAATAGCCTATGAAGACAACTGGGCTATTTGCTGTGAACAACTGCTATTTACAATATATGCAACAGATGTAAGCGAAATAGCGGAAATTAGAAATTTAATGACAGACTTATTTAGAAGAATGGACGACTCAGCTAGGGATATAAATAGATCTGGGGTAATATCAAATAAATTTAAATTCTATAGCATGTATATAGCCGATATCTCTCCAACAGGCCCATCAGATGAATTAAAGGGTTTCTTCTCAGCAGAGGTAGTATTAGAAATTAAATACTCCAGAATCCTGGATCCGTTGGGACGCTTCAACTAGTTTGCCTTTTTACCTTTTATGACCTAAAATTGGACTAAGAGGAAAGAAGCCTAGCCAGCTTTAGATTTAGATTTTAACAAATATATATATATTTTTTTAAATATAGGAGGAAAAACAATGGCACAATCAGTAGGTAATGCTAAAAATATTCTTGTTGGCGCATCTCCGTTGTTCTTGTCAAATGTTGACATTAACGATTCAGATTATATCGCTAACGCAGAAGCAGGCGTCGCTATTTCAGCAGGCGCAACAACAGTAGGAGTTCCAGCTTTTGCAAGTGGAGCATCATATGCAACTACGCTTAATGGCGTAAACCAAACAGCAGGACTTTTTGGATACCGTAACGTTGGTTTTACCAACAATGGTCTCCAGATTACATATAACCCAACATTCGATTCAGTAACAGTTGATCAGTTACTTGATACAGCTAAGCTTTTCAAGTCTGCAATGGAAGTTATGATTGCAACAGAAATGTCAGAAGGTACTCTAGAGAACATCGTAACAGTGTTCGGACAGAGCTCAAGTACACTTTCAGCAGTAACAGGAACAGGCCAGACAACCAAGCAAGAACTTGGTTTGGCAGCAGGTTCACTAGGTGCCGCTCCAACAGAGCGTCAATTAATTGCAGTAGGACAGGCTCCAACAGCAGGTTCAACAGCATCAGAGCGTGTATATTATGCACGTCGTGTTTTGTCTGTACAACAGTCACAGCACTCTCTTGCACGTACAACTGCAACTACATTCCCAGTAACATTCCGTCTTCTACCAGATGCTAACTACGCTGGTTCAGAATACGGTAAGATTATTGACCGTGTATTGACAGTTTAATACAATTAAATAATAGAAATCCCCTAGATATTAATTTATTTAGGGGATTTCTGCTTGTATTAGTAAGAGGGTTTTGTTATAATAATTAAGACATCCTAGGAGGATAAATTGGCAACTACAGTATACGACGTAGAAGAAATTGAATTACAAGATGGCTCAGTAGTTAAACTGAAGCCACTATCAATTAAAAAACTAAAAGACTTTATGGCTGAAATCCAAAAAACAGCTAGTTCAGAATCAGAAGACGCAACACTAACCATCTTAATTGATGCATGTGGCATTGCTCTGGAATCACAACTTCCAGCTATTGTAAAAGATAGAGATGCTTTTGAGTCAGTTCTAGACATGCCAACTATTTACCGCATCATTAAAGTTTGCGGTGGAATCGACCTTGAAGACCCAAACCTTCTAGCGGCAGCGGTTCTGGCTGGTCAGAACTAGATTTAGCCGCTTTAGAGGGAGAGCTTTTTCTTTTAGGTAATTGGAAAAATTACGAAGAACTAGAAGAAAATCTTTCAATGCCAGAGTTGATTCAAACATTGAAGGCGTACAACAAGAGGGAATCAAATTCAAGAAGGTTTACCGCAAGTCTCAATGGTGTAGATCTTGATATTGATGAAGAACAAGAAGGTCCATCTTTTGATGATATAGAAAGAAAAGCATTAGGAATTAATGCTAGTGGTGATGATGTAGTTTCTCTACAGGGTCGCTTAGCAGCGCAAGCTGGTTTCGGTATCGGAGAAGGATTAGGATACGCTAAGGAGTAAAATATAGTTAATGGCTGATCAAAATATAGTCACGAATATAGTCGCTACGGCTGACTTTTCAAGTCTTATTACAGATATTAATAGGGCCACGACATCGTTGGCTAATCTTCAGCAACAGTTAAATACTTCTAATAAAACCCTTGCAGTTCAAGCCGCAAAAATAAGTTCAACATTTGCAGAAACATTAAGAAGCACTGGGCAGTTTTCAACCCACTTTGTTTCATTATCTTCAGACGTAGATAGATTTGGTAAGAATCTTGACGGTGGAAAGCTTAAGTTAAAGCAATATTTTCAAACGTTTCAAGAGCATACAAAAACTTCTGGAGGCTTAATCAGACAGCTTGCTCAACAGCAAGTTGCTATGCAGAATGCTATATTGCAACCCCTGGGGAAAAATGCCCAGGGGCTAATGCAATTTAATGTACAGGTCCCACAAGGACTAGATACAATAAAAAATAAGACTGCAATTGCAAGACAAGAATTACAAATTTTAAATAAAGTTGTACAGGATGGCGGAGTTCAATTAATTAACTGGGGTAAAAATACTCAGTGGGCAGGTCGTCAGTTAACAGTAGGATTAACGTTGCCACTAGCAGCATTTGGTAAAGCTGCTGCAGATGCATTTAAATTAGCAGATCAAGAGCTTGTCAGACTTACAAAAGTTTACGGCGGGCTAGCACAAACATCATCAGCAGAATTAGGACAAGTAAGAATAGATGTATCAAATACGGCAAAAGATATAGCATCTGCTTATGGAGTTTCATTTAAAGAAACAATTGCGCTAGCTGCAGATATTGCTGCAACTGGAAAAACTGGAAATGAATTATTGGGATCAATTAAAGAAACAAGCCGCTTATCAGTGCTTGGTGAAGTTGATAGACAAGAAGCAATGAAAGCAACACTTGCAATTCAGTCTGGCTTTAAGCAAAATACAGATGAGCTGTCTAAGTCAATTAACTTCCTTAACGCAGTTGAAAACCAGACATCTACAACTTTATCAGACTTAGTTGAAGCAATTCCAAAAGCTGGACCAGTTGTAAAATCATTAGGCGGAAGTATTCAAGATTTAGCACTTTATTTAACTGCAATGAAGGAAGGTGGAATTAATGCATCAGAAGGAGCAAATGCAATCAAGTCTTCATTAGCATCATTAATTAATCCTACAAAAGTTGCCAAAGAAATGTTTGCGGGTTTTGGAATAGATTTAAGCGGAATTGTAACAAAAAATGCTGGTGACTTAACAGGAACAATAGTAGAACTACAAAAAGCACTAGAAACATTAGATCCTTTAAGTAAATCAAAAGCAATTGAGCAATTGTTTGGTAAGTTTCAGTTTGCAAGAATGTCAGCCCTATTTGAAAATTTAGGAAAACAAGGTAGCCAGACTCTTAAAGTAATGGACCTAATGAAAGCAAGCTCAGAAGATTTAGCTGGAATTGCTGGACGAGAATTATCACAGGTAACAGAATCAGCTTCAGGTAAATATCGCAGAGCATTAGAGGGATTAAAGGCTGATTTAGCAGGAGTGGGAGAGCAATTCTTAAATCTACAGACATTCTTTATTAATCTAACAGATAAAGTGATTGGTTTTATTAATAAACTTCCAGACCCAATTCAAAAAATTCTTACAGCTATTGGTGGATTAACAGCAATTGCTGGTCCACTTATTATGCTTACAGGTGTTCTAGCTAACTTCTTTGGATATATTATTAAAGGAGTTGCACATTTTAAAGCATTATTCCGTGGCGGAGAAGGATGGAAATTATTAACTCCTGAAATTTTGGCGGCTGAAAAAGCTGGCTCTATGATGGAAACAACAATGTATAGTGATGCAAAAGCAGCATCTATATTAGAATTAGCTCTAAAGAATTTAAACACAGAACTTGCAATACTACAGGCTAAAGCCTCATCAAACTCTATTTCTGTTAAGCCAACTTTATCAGCAGTTGCTAATGCTGGAAGACAAGTAGATCCAAATCACCCACTATTAAGTCCAGAAGATACTCGCTCAATGTCACATCTAAATCCAGTTGCTGGAATGACAGAGCAACAAAAGTATTCACAAACTTTATTTGGAGTAGTTCCTGGAGCACCTAAAGTAAATCAAAAAATTAGCAATAATCCACAGGTTTATATGGAAGGCGACCTTCCAAAAGTTCAAGGGCTTACATCAATTAATGGAGTTTCAACTGGAGTTGTAGCTGCAGAAGCTGCAAAATGGCATGCGATGACTGGTGCAATTGCAATGCAATCAGAAGCAGAAATTCAAAAATTAAAAGCTGAAGTATCTGCAACAGGATTAATTACCTCCGAGTTATCTGTTTCATACGAAGCTTTATTGCCAGAAATGACAAAATTAACTTCTATGGCTGCACAAGAATCAGCAGCAATTGTTGCAGAATTACAAGCAGGTAAAGTAACTGTAGATGCAGCTAGAGCAAAAATTATTGCTTTGAATGCTAATGTAGAAGCAATGATGGGTGAAACTGCAACTGCGGTAGCGGCATCACAAGGAAGATCAATAAACCTAACTAAGGTTCCATTAGTGGACCAGCCTATCGTTGGACCAACTGGAAAATCAAATCTTAAAGAATTAACACGACCAGGAAGAACAAGAGAACTTCTTAATAAAATTGCACGTAACTTAAATGTAAAAACATTTGGCGCAGGCTATAGCACAGAAACAACTATTCCAAAAAGACTTGCAATGGGAGGCTGGGTTCCTGGACAAGGCGAAGGCGACACAGTTCCAGCAATGCTTACTCCTGGAGAATTTGTTGTAAATAAAGATGCAGCACAAGCTAACATGGGCTTGTTAATGAACATAAATGGTGGACAACAGGCAAATGGTCCTGGAATGGCAATTGGTGGAGTAGTAGCATCTAAGTTTGCACCGTTTGCACAGGGATTCCTACAACAAGCATCAATGATTGGCGGAGTAAGAAAAGTCGGAACACGTTCAGTAAGATCTTTGCAGGGCGGCTCAAATTCTAGAATGCCTTATGAGCAAATGCGTTCTATAGAATCTGGCAGAGGAAATTTCTGGAAAAAGAGTCCATTGCTTGCAGAAGGAATGCCAAAAGGTCGGGATCAAGTTGTTGGACATTTATATGGTCCTCAATTTACAAGAATGTATGGTTCTGGAGTAGGAGGATCTTCTCCTAGATTAACAAGAGAGCAGCTTGCCGCACAAGGACTTTCTGTAAATTCTTCAGCCAATCTATTTGATATTTTGCCAAATAACATAATGACATTTGGAAGATCTTTTAATACTCAGTTAAATAAAGGAACAGCAACTGCTGCTTCATGGATGGCCAGTGGTGCAAGACCTGAGCACTTAATTGGATTAACAAGCTATCTACTATCTAATAAAATTCCACCAACTAATATTGTTGCTGTAAGGCAGAGAGTTTTAGATAATGTCAATGCAAAAATGGCTAGAATTCCTGGAAATATTAATGAGAGACAATTTGGCGGACTAGTAACAAATGCAATAAGACAAGAGCTTACGACTATTAGTCGACATGGTTGGCCAAGTGCAACCCCAAGACCTTCTTATACAGGAAGTTATAAAAACAGAAGAACAATGAATCGCGGTGGCGTAGCACATATGGCTGGAGGAGGCCTAGTAAGATCTTTAGTAGGTGGAGCTGCAGTTTCAATGGGAGGCCAGTACATTGGTAATGCAATTGGCGGAGGCTTGGGACAAGCAGTATCAATGGGATCAAGCATGCTCGGAATGGGTTTTGGTTTTGGCGGAATGGGGGGTGGACAAAATGAAGATGGTTCAGCTCGTGCTGGATTTATGTCAAGACAAATGTCAAAGCTTCCAGATTCATTTTCAAAAACAATTGGACCCGCTGCAAAATTTGAATCGGCATTAGCTAAATCTTCAATGGGCGGGACTAGATTGGCATCTACTTTAGGCAGAGTAGCACTTGGATTAACTAGAATGAATGTAGCAATTGGCCTAGGAACTGGTGCCATCATGCTTGGCATTAAATTGTGGAAAGATCATAATGAAGAATTAAGAATAAATGCCCTAGGGTATGGACTAACTGCAGAAGCTGCACAAAAGGCGGGATTAAAATATACAGATTATAATAAGAAGATAAAAGATGCAATAGATAATGCTAAGGCATTACGTGAGCGTAATCATTTATTATATGAGAGTATGACTTCATCTGGTACACCATTAAAGATGACAATTGAGCAGTATAAAAAACTTAAAGAACAAGTCAAAGCTACAATGGGAGATTATGTCAAGCTATTTGATCAAACAAACAGAAAAGATGTTGGTCAAGTTGCAACACAATTAAAGGCACAATTTATGGCTGCAGGAGATTCTGCAGAAACAGCAACAGCAAAAATTTATACATTAATTTCTGAATCAAATAAAGCTAGTTCTGCTGCAAGTTCAATATCATCAAAATCATTTACTGGAATTAAAAATCTTTCAGATGCTGCAGCACAAACAGCTAAAACATTTGAAGCATCTATGCAGGTTGGAGATTCAAAATCTCAAGCACAAGCATTGCTTACATCGTTTCAAGCAATTGATTCTGCAATTGATGATACTGTTAAAAAAAGCGAAGAGGCTTCTAAGAAAACAAAAAAAGATGCAATTACTTATGGCGATGCTACAAAAGAACAAATTGATAAAGTTAATGCTAGCACAAAAACTCAACAAAAATTAAATCAATCTGTTATATCAGAATTGGGTAAGCAAAACCCAGAGCTTGCAAAAATATTAAATAGCACAGACACATTATCTAGCGCATGGTCTAAGTATCAACTTGTGATAAAAGGCGTAACCGTAGATATTAAATCAATGAGTGGAGAAGCAGCTTCTGCTGCATTAGTTATTGCAAATACTATATCTCAAACTACTACAAGCGTATTAAAAAATGACCCAGCATTAATAAAACAATATTCTAAATATGATACATTAACTGCAAAAATTAAAAATCTTATTACAGCATCTAAGGGTCAAACTGTTAAACAACAAATTGATACTAAGGCAAGAATTAAAAGTATTAATGAAGAAATTGACTCTATTAATAAAGCAGCAGATGAAAAAATTAAAGCTTTACGTAAGACAAACGAAGCTGAAAATTCGAAGATTAGTATTCAAAAAGCTCAATTAGATTATCAGTCAGCAATTGCCCGTGGGGATAGAGATGCTGCGGCACAAGCTCAACTTACAATTCAGCAAATAACAAATGATGCACAACAAAAAGCAGCAGAAGATAAAATTTCTACAAATGCTGAAAAACAAATTGCACCACTTAAAGCAGAATTAGACAAAATTAATAATGCTCAAGATGCAATTGGAAACAAAGCGGCACTCGCAGGAGAAAGCTTAGGAAAATTACAATCAGAGGCTGCCACACTAAAAGGCAATCTTGAAGGTTTAAATACTGCATTATCTACAATTTTATTAAACAGAGCATTAGATCCAAACTATTCTGGAAGCCAACGAGAAAAAGATGATCTTGCAGCAGCAGATGCCGCAAAATTAAAATTAGGAATTAAGCCAGTTCTTCCAAAAAGAGAAGGAGATGTGGCTGCTAAATATGCTGCGGAAGTAAACAATAGTATGTTAACTTCAATTAGCTCTGCTCTTGAAAAAGGAATTACAGCAAAACAAATAAATATTTATGCTGATGCAGTTAAGACTTATGATAAATCTGCAACGGTTGCCCCAACAGTTACAGCTACAAAAACAGATCCAAATGTAACTCATCAGGCATCAACTACTGAATATTCCGTATCCGCCGCAACGCTTGCTGGAATGGGCATAGCATTTGGAATAGGAACTAAATTTAAAGGATCAGATAAAAAAGAATATATTATTACAGCCCTTCCAAATCAAGCAGGCGTAAGCAAAGTAAAGCCAACTGGAAAAGCAAAGGGAGGAAGCGTTTTAGGAAGTACTCCCTATATTGTTGGAGAAAAAGGCCCAGAATTGTTTGTTCCAGGAATGAGCGGCACTATTATTCCTAATAGTATTTCAGGTCCAAGATTTAATATTCCTACAGGCAATATTACTGGAATGTCTGGCGGAAATACAAATGGATCTTCAAATAGTAATATGTATAATATCAATATAGAACTGAATGGCACAAATGTTACAGCAGATGATATAATGAGAAAGTTCAAGCAAGAGCTATCCCTCATTAATGCAAAAGAGGGTCCGTCTAGAACCTTTGGAGGAAGACCATGACAGCTTTAATTTTGCCTAGAGGGTCAATCATTAGCATAGAGGCTAAAGACCTCTTAGCGACCCCTGCAGGCACCTCTAAGGTATGGAATAAGGTTACTGAGCACAATCGTTCTGAATTTACAATTGCCACAGAAAGAATTGAAAAAATTCAAAGAATGTCTAATGGAACACTTAGAAAAAATTATATAACCGATAAAAAGAAATTCTCAACGTCTTGGTCTATGCTCCCAGCATATAGAACTCTTACTGTTGATGGATTTTGGGGAGCGGAAGACCTAAGAGCATTTTATGTAGGAGAAGGAACAGGCTCATTTAAAATTAGAATTAACCTAGCAAAAAATGGAACTACGCAAGAGTCTTCTGGGTATGAAGAATATACAGTTGTATTTGCTGGCCCACCAAATTTTACTGCGCTAAAAAGAGGAATACAGACATTTTGGAATGTGTCATTAGACCTGGATGAAGTATAATGATTATTGCCAACGACAATGTAAAAAGCATACTAGATAAAAGCACATCAACTAATTTACAAGCAGGCTGCACATTTGAATATAATATGAATTCTTTAGTGGATAATATTACAGTTACCAGCCCAAATGATTACGCTACAATAAATGGATCAAAGCCTTTTAAGAAGCTTTTTCCAATTGATACAATCATTAAGCCATTTAGACCAGTTGGGGCGGGAATCAAATATGGAATATATGGAGACGTGACACTTGGCACATATAGAGATCCATCTACACCGACATATCCTTTAAACTATAGAACATATTATCCTGGAATTGATACCTACTATAAATATTGGGTGGCCCCAAAAGATACTGCAGTAGATGTAACTATTACATATCCAAAGACTATTATTACAAATAAGATTGTTGCCCGTTTTGAATTGTCCCATTCAACTCCAGGAAGCTGGACTATATATGGAAATGGAACTCAATTAGCAACTGGTACATCAATTGTTCCATTTCAAACAAGCGGGATTAAAAATTATAATGCTGGCACAGTAACAATTTATTATACTGGAACTGCATGGACTACAAATGAATCACTTCATAATGTTTCAAGCAATGTATCTTTAACTAGTGTTAAAATAACAGCTCCAGCCGTATCTGGTAAGTATATTGGATTAATTGAGCTTTCTCCAAAATGGGTTGTAGACGTAACTCCAAATTTAGTCAGCTTTTCAATTTCAAAAGAATCCTCAACTGGAGCAGATGATATTTTGCCAGTTGGAAAAGTGTCTGCAAACTCTTTATCTTTAGATATGAATTCTTATGATGAAAGAAATGTACTGTCATTTAGCAAGGAAAATACTTTAGATAATACAAAAACATATTTGTATAAGCAAGTTGAGATAAAGCCATATTTTAAACTTTATCATACTGATGGATTACTTACAGACTCAAATGGGAAATACGATAAGATTCTTCAAGGAACTTTTTTTTCACATGAATGGTCATTATCAGAATTTGGTGATGTTTCATTAACAGCATTAGATGGATCAAAGATACTTCAAGAAATATTAGCCCCTAGTATTTTATGTGATAAATATTCAGCTACCGCAATCATAAGAACCTTGCTTGATGCAGTAGGATTTACAAACTATAATTTTAATACAATAGAAAACGATACATCAATATTTTCTCCGAGCTTTTGGTGGACGGACGACAGTAAGCCAGTATGGAGTTCAATTCAAGAACTATGCCGTGATTCACAAATGGTAGCATGCTTTGATGAGTATAATGTTTTGCAATTTTATACTAGAGACTATATGTTTAGTGCAAATAGAACTACTGATTGGTCATTTAGATATGCAGCGGAAGGAACTTCTCCAAATATCTTGCTGCCTAATATTTCATCTTTATCTAAAAAAGATTTACCATCGGCAAATCAAGTTTTAGTTAGGTGGACAAGTGTTACAACATCTCAATATTCACAAGACTCTCAACCATTATGGAAATCTGGAACAACATATATGGGAGCGCTCTCACTTCAAAAAACTATTTATGATACAGATATTCCAGTAATGGTAAATAATTTATATACAACAAAAATTTATATAACTCTGGCACCGATCATAACTAATGCTTATCAAAATATTCAGGCTTTATATGAATATAGTGGATACCTAGTTGTTGATTCAGAAATTCTTGAATATGATGCAATTGAATATCAGTACGTTCCTTCAAATTCCGCTGAGCTAGTTACACCAACAGAAGTAGCAACTGGATTAAAGCTTGTAGACATAACAAGCGATTCAGATGTTTTAAAGTATCAAGGGCAGGCAGCAATAGGATCAGATAACTATGGACCTAGCGGAAGGTATAGAATTAAAACAAGAGGTGCGTTTGGAACTAGTGTTGCTACGCATATAGCAGGAGCAAAAGAAATTCTTGATGCATGGCCAGGATATGAGGTGATCTGGAACTAATGATTAATCCTAATTTATTATTAATAGACGGTGGAGGATATGCGGCACCAACAGCATCAGTTCCAGCAAATTATGAGATACCTTGGATCAGCATTCAAGATATAACGGATACTTCTGTAACACTAGTTCTTTCTGCTCCACCATCAGCGGTAGGAAGCTACGGTGGATCATATACAACATATACATTTAATGATTCAAATGGAGTATTTATTTTTACTGGAACAACAAAATCTATTACTGGATTAACTCCAGGAGCGTCATATACACTTAGGGTTAGAGCATATTCTGGAGCTGGAGCAACTGGAACATATGGTGCGTATCAAGCAGCAGTCTTTACTACTTTAAAAGTAGCACCAGTTGGAGGAGTGACAGCAACAGTTCCTGGAACGGCAACTCCGTCAAATGTTGCTAAGAACTCAACAGAGCCTGGAACATCTTCAGCAATTAGAGGAAATAATCAAGTTGCTAAATCTTTATTTACCGTAACAAATAATCAATTAAATAAAAATAAATATTCTTTAGTAGAAAAAGATCTAGGAGTTTCTACTTCATCAAACTATCACTCATTTGGGACTAGCATGTTCTTTACTCCAAATATTGACTCAACTGAAGCTGGCGGCGGAATTGGATTTTACACAAGCAATGGCGGAATGAATGGATATTATGTGAGAGTACAGACAACCTCTAGTCAAGTTCCAAATGACGATAAAGATGTTAAAATTATAAAGGTAGTAAATGGAGTAAAGATACCATTAGCCGATAGCCAAGAAACTATAGCTAAATCAATTACTGGAATTTATGGAGCAACCGCATATAAAATAGACATTAAGGTTGAAACTCAAGCTACTGCTAGAATTATTAATGTATTTATTAATGGAAGAAAGATAACTGCAGTAGATTCTAATAAAGCTGGCTCTACAGATCCAAAAGATAATATGCTTCCAAAGACAAGCAAGTTTGCAATGTTTGCATCAATTGGTACATCTAACTTTGATTATATATATTCAATTCCTTTAACATCTGCCCAGTATTCCGAAAATGCCCCTTTATATAATATTTATACTGGACAGTATGCAAAAACAACATTAGACTTTTTATATGGAGAAAAAGTCCTTGATAATTTTACAAAAACTAATTTAACAAATGGCGTAGTGGATGAGTTTGGAACAACTGCCAGAGAGTTAAGAAAGATCTCCGTAAAGTATAATTCTCGCCCAGGGTATCCAATTTATCCAAGTACTGGAATAAATAACTTTATTCAAATCCTAGGATCTAAGCTTTCTTCATTTGGAGCTGAGGTTTACTTGTTAAATAATGCTGGAACTTATGTACCACTTGACGATGCTGGAATGTCTTCATTTAGTATAATTGGAAATTATGTGGTTCAATCTGGCCAACACGATTATCTAGAAAGTTCAATTAATGAATATACAACACCAGAGCCAGTCATATTTGAATCAACATGGATTCAAACAGAATCAGATGCAAAGAACCTATCTGCTTGGATTAAAAATCAATGGTCAAAACAACAAAGAGTTGTAGACCTTCAAGTATTTGGAAACCCACTTATATCTGTAGGTGACATAATTACAATTAAATATCCAAATAATGATTTAGACGGGACTCAAAAATTTGTAGTATCAAGTGTAAATAATTCATTTTCGGACGGATTGGAGACCAGCATAACTGCTAGATCTATCTACAGTTAAATGGTATAATTATAAAATGACTAAAGAGAGAGTTTCCGATTATAGCATCACTCATGATGTTCCTCTTACATTTTATGAAAACTCTCCAGAGCTTACTGATTTAAATCCTAAACATGTTAGAGTTATTCAGGGAAATGTAGTTTCCTCTCAATACTTTGCCTCAACCGATTTATCAGCTGATCAAAACTTAACAAGTGATATATTGGAAGCAGTAATTGATGGGGCAGAGTATGACCCAGCCAACGATCCGTCTCCAGCCACGGCTCCTTCTTTGGGAGACATATCTGTTATTCAAAACAAGGTAGTTTATGATGCGGACGGAACTCCATCCGTAACAGTTATATTTAAGATTAAAAATTCTAGTAACGGAAATCTAAAAGGAATGAATGCGAGAGTATCTATATTATGATAACTAAATTTGGTAAAAGATTTTTAATAAGCTATTTGGCTGGCAATGTCGATTTTGTTAAAAAGGATATTGCCTTGGGTATCGGATCTACTGCGGCAAATGCAAAAGGTAACGATACAAGACTTCAGTTTGAATTTTATAGATTACCTGCAACATTAGGCAGCATTGACATTCAACAAACTGGCGTAGACGGAGATGGAGATCCAATATTTTCATATGCAGCTATTTATATGGCAACAATTCCTCAAGATATCGCGGGGGTTATCTCAGAGGTAGGCTTGTATCCAGGATCTAGAACATCATACAATAACTTTGATAGTAAGTTTATCACAACGTTTGAAAACAATTTAAATTGGTCGGACGGCACATATAATCCACAATTACAAATGAATGATACGGCGCTTCCATTTCTTTCAAAAATTGGTGAGAGCATGATTAAAATTCAAGCGGTTTCTGGAACTCCTAAGGAGTATGTAAATTCTTTAATCACATATGATATATCAGGATACAGCGTAAATGATACACTTACTATTGCATATAAAAAAGCAGATACCCTTGCAAGCAAAATTCGTGTTAAATTTTATAGTTCAAATTCAGATTATTATTATATGGACTATACACCAGAGTCTGGCACTGGAGATAAAATTAGTTCAAAAACTATGAATAACTTATTCTCAAATCAAGTTGGAACTCCAGATCCAACATCAATTATTAAAGTTGGAGTAGAAGTTACAGCAAGTTCTGGAACTACAACAGTATATTTTGACGGACTTCGTGTAAATGACGAAGATACATTTGATCCAACATATGGATTAATTAGTCGTTCAGTTTTAGTAACACCTTTGCAGAAAGCTTCTGGAAGACAAGTAGATATAGAATACAAGTTGACGCTGGAGTTTTAAATGGCTAATATTCCAACATTAGATGCAGCAGGCAAGGTTGTACCAAAAGACCTCGCTATTTCCGCACAGCCTGATGTTGATAAAGACTATTTTGATATTCAAGTAACTGGCTTAAAAGTTGATCAAACTTATTCGTTTCAATTTCAATGGATATATGAAGATGGTGAAGTTAGTAATTGGTCTCCAGGATATCAATTAGCAACTGCTACAGAAAATGTTCCTTCAGCACCTTCAGTAACTGTGCCATCAACATCTACAGGAAGCATACCAGTAACACTAACAACATTTCCAACAAATGCAAAGCGTGTAGATATATACATAATTGGCGGAGAATTTGGGACTGGTAAAGTAGCAGATTATTTTTTATCAGCAGGAACAAAAAACATATCAGTTATTGGTGGAGAATATCAAGTTTCTTTAATTACTGTTACTCCAACTAATATAAATGGCAATCCAACAAATACATTTACAATTAATGTTTCTGCAGTAGGAGAAGTAGTACAAGCTCCAACAAACCCAAGCGGATTTTCAATAGATAGAATACTCTCTGGAATTCAAGTTAATTGGGCGGGAACGTATGCTAATGGAACATTTACAGGATTTAAAGCAATTAAAATATATGTTGGAAATTCAGCAACGCTTACAAGTGGGACATATACTGAAGCTGGAGTAATGACTGGCAATAACCTTAAGAACTCAATTACAGTGCCAGTAGATGGAACATACCTCAGATACAATTTGCCAGTATATATACATGCTGCCGCAGTTAATAAAGACGGCACAGTTGGAACAATACAGGCTAATGTCGCAAACGATAGTTTAGGTGCACGTTCTGCAATAGGATCTGATTTAACAGATGACATAATTACAAGCGCTAAATTAGTAGCTAATTCTGTAATTGCAACTAAAATTGCAACTGGTTCAATTACAGCAACTAAAATAGAAGATGGTGCAATAACCTCTCCAAAAATATTTGCTGGAGCAGTTACTTCTGCAAAAATTGATGCTCTTGCTATTACAGCAGAAAAAATTGATACGGACGCAATTGTTGCTAGAACAATCAAAGCTGGAGAAATTGATGTTTTAAAATTAAAAGCTGGAACAATATCAGTAAATAATTTAGAGGCTGGAACAATAACAAGTACTTCTTATATAAGAGCTGGCAGTAAAAATTTAACAACTGGTCTTGGAGCACGAGTAGAAATTTCTTCAGCATCTATTGAAGATGGAACTATTGACATTGCGGCAGGTCTTTATATTTATAACTCTGCTGGAACAGCAGTATTAAGTGCACCATTATCTGGTGGACTTTCAATTGTTGGCGGAGGAACATTTACAGGAGATATTAGTGGAGCAAGTGGAACATTTACTGGTAACCTATCTGCAAGTAGTGGTTTATTTACTGTAAATAATGGAATACTAACTGCTCAGTCTGGAACAATTGGTGGATGGAAAATAAACTCTACTCAATTGAGAAGTAATGGCGCTAATCAAATTTCTTTAAATCAAGGTACACCAAAGATTGCATTAATCACTGGAGCAACTTTAAATTCAGGAACGGGCTTATATGAAGGCGGAGTAGAAAGAATTACTATTGACCCAGTAGATGGAATTAAAGATTCTGCTGGTAAGTTTTCATTAACTCCTAATGGAGTATTAACTATAAATGGTTCTATTACATCTGGATCAACAATTACAGGAACAGAAATCAGTGGTTCAAGTTTTTCTACTGCTTCATCTGGAGCAAGAATACAAATGTATTCATCTGGAGTGACAAACGTAATTGATTTTTGGGATTCGGCAGGTAATAACGGAAGCATACAAGCAAACGATCATGCTTTTTATATAAAACCACCAGGATACTATGGGCCTAACATTGTTATGTATGGTAATACCTATGGTAGCGCTGGTAATAGTCTTAGAAATACTACTTTGATTACAGCTAGCAATGGTACCCTTACAAATAGACTTTTTGTTCAAGTAGATCAAATTTATAGATCTGGCGCAGCATCTACAATAAATGGCGTTACAGAAATTAGAAATATTATTCTGACCAATATAGCAACAGATTTTACTGGAACTTCAAGTATAAATGAAGAAGGCACTATAAGATTCCAGTATACAGGATAGGATAAATAATGTATGTAACTATTGGTGGCCTATGGAAAAGAATTAATAATGGATACATAACAATTGGCGGAGTCTGGAAAAAAATTAATGCTGGCTATGTAACAATTGGTGGAGTCTGGAAAAAATTCTTTTCTGCTGAACCAATCCCTTCTATATCTACTTATCCAAAAGTAAGAAATTCTGGCGGAACGGATATAAATAACACAACAGTTAAATCAAATACTGGAGATGTCCTATATGGATACAGAGGATCTTGGCTAAACAATCCAACCTCATATGAAAATAAATGGCAATGGTCAGCATATTCTGGGGGGCCATATTCAGATTTTAGCCCCTCCCAAACAGCTACAACATTAAGTACTGCTGGAAATATTAGCACATGGGATAAAAGATATATTGTTTATGTTGTCAGGGCAACAAATGCTACTGGAACATCATCTTGGGTAACTAGTTCTAATGAAGCTTATTTAGTAAAATATACTCCATCAAATATTAGCATATCAATTAGTGGAACGGCTACAATAGGACAAACTTTAATTGGTATAAGTAGTTGGGAAACTACTAATATAAATTCAGGAGACTGGACACCAGATACATATTTATATGAATGGATATATGGAGATACTGGAACTGCAGCATTTAATAGCACTAATAGTTCAAACTATGCTATTACTTCTGAGGACAATGGACATACTATAAAAGTAAAAATTACTGCTACAAACTCTGGTGGGTCAACTACAGCAACAAGTACTGCAACAGCTACAATTACAGTAGCCAAACCAACAAATACTTCTGCTCCAACATTTTCATTGTTATCTGGAACTGCAAATAGAGTTGGATCGGTATATAGGCTAAGCGCTGGTTCTTGGACAAATACACCTACTTCATATACTTATTATTTAGATAGAAACAATGCTGCTGGAACAAACGTATTAGCATTGAATCAATCTGGAGCATATTATGATTGGACAGTAGGTGGAACATATGGAGGAAACACTCTATCATTTTATGTAACAGCTACAAATGCGGGAGGAACTAGTTCGCCAGCTACATATGCATCTAGTAACTTAGGCCCGTTTTTAGTAACAGTGATTCCAACAGTTACAATCGCAGCAAATACTAGTGTAACTACTACAACAGGACAAATTAACTGGACATCAACAGATCAATATGGATTTAGTGTTGACGGAGCATTTGCAGCTAGCGGAAGCCCAAGTAGTTCTAGTGGTGTTTATAAGACTGGTCTTACTCCAAACACTACATATACTGGAACAATTACCGTTACGTCTTCGACTGGTAATACTGCAACAGCAAGTTATAGTCTTACGACACCACCAATTCCAGTATATACAGTAACTTATCTTAAAAATGATGGAAGTGGAACAGCGCAAGGAACTAGCACATTTACATCTGGAGGACCAACAACTTCCGCCTCTACCCCAACAAGAGCAGGCTACACATTTAATGGTTGGTATGATACAGGAAGCCTTGATTACACCTATCTAGTTCAGGCAAGTACATCGTGGTTTCCACCAGACGGAAACAGAAATATGTATGCCAGATGGACTCTTACTCCAGTAATTCCAACAATAACTATGGGTGCAAATAGCGGCGTAACACAAACATCAGGAACAATAAACTGGTCATCAAGTAATCAATCAAGCTTCAGTTCAGATGGATCAATTAGTGGAACAGGAACTACTGCAACATCTATAACTAATAACAGTCTTAGTCCAGGAACAACCTACACTGGAACCGTTACTGTAACTTCCTCTACTGGTAATACAGCATCCGCAAACTATAGCCTTATAACCTCACCAGCACAATATACAGTAACGTGGAATGCAGGAGGAGGAAGTGGTGGAGGGTCAACAGGACCATTCAATGCTGGCACAGCACATACTGCACCTTCTCCAGGAACAAGATCTGGGTTTACATTCAATGGTTACTACAATACTCCATCTGGAGATTACCTTTACGGGCCTATATCAACAGGTGGATCTTTTGTAGCTCCATCAAATATCACAATGCATGCTAGATGGACAGCCTCAACATCCGCACCAGGAACACCAGTAGTTTCTGGGGATAATTCTCTTTCTGTTGGAGGAACATTTACTTGGAGTTGCACTGGAAGTCCTACACCAGTATATAGAGTAACAATTGGTTATAATGCTTCTAATTCTGCAGGACCATTTTCAACTAGATATCAACAACCATCTGCAGCTCTTACTACTTCTAATGGATTAAGCATAACATCAATAAGACCAGGGTACGACTTAAGTCCTGGACTAGGTTGGGCAGGTACTGGATATTATAGATGTACTATTCAAGCCATAAACTCCGCTGGTGGACCAACAACTGGATCTGCTACAGTGTATATGAGTTAAGGAGAAAAATGTTAAATGAATTAGACAAAGATGGCAAACTTGAAATATTACAGCATAAGTTAATGTTTTGGGTAGCCCGACTAAATGAAAGTACAAGCGCAATAAACTTCTTAAATGAATTGGGCAATCAGCTAAAAATTGATATGAATGAACAAGACATTAAAGATAGACAATCAATAATTGCTGCATTGCAGCAAGAGCTAGACAGTTTAGCTGTCTAAATGATATAATATGAAAGGAGGAAAACATGACAATTAATTTAACAAAAGAAGAAAAGGCACAGATTATCAATTCTCATATTCGTAGCCTTGCCTACACAAAGTATAATCTTGATATTGACATTCTTCAAGAAAATGCTAAACTAAACCCAGAGACATCTGTCCTTGCCAATTTGAATTCTCAGATTGATGAAGTAGATGATCAATTAACTGCCCTTCAAACTGAATTGGCAGCAGTACAGGCATTAGCAGAATAGAGATAAAATGGTACAAAAAGCGGAACTAATTATTACCGCCCTACAACAACGCATTGGAGAAATTGTTTCTAACTATGAAACTCAAATTGCAATTTTACGGGCAGAAATTACTCAGCTTATGGAAGAGAAAGAAGCCAAGGTTGAAGCTGCGAAAGAATATTCCGAGCACCTTAATAACCTTACCGACTAATTTTCCTTCTGGCATTGCTGTTAAAACAGAAAAGGCCACATACTGGATTAAAGACGGTAAGCGTTTTAAGCTTATATCAGAGCGGGCTGAAAAGTCTTGGTCATTTACCACTGCATTAGCAACTGAGGAAGCCATATCTGGAATGAAACTAGTTGGAAAACTGGGATTCAGAGACGGCACCTTGATAAAGAACATAGCAGATGGTAAGATATATTTGTTATCACAAAATAAACTAAGACACATTGTTGACCCAGATTCATTTGACAAGTATGGATTAGATAGATCAAAAGTTATTGAAGTGTCAGAGGCAGAAAAGCAGGCACACGATTTAGGAGAACAACTATAATGGCATTTAATGATGGAACACCAATTGATGCAGCAGAATTAGCAAAGTTACAAACAACTGTTAATGAGCTAAAGGCAAAGATCCCTCAAATTGGAGCCGCTACTACAAGTGTTAATATTGATAATTCAACAGTTACTAATGTAACTTCTCCTGCAATTTTAGGGTCAGCAACAACAGCTAGCATAACATTAACTCCAGGAGCAATAACTCCATTTAGTGTAACATTTCCTGGCAACCCGCTTCCTTCTGTGCCCAAAGCAGTAATACTAACTCCATTTCATACATCTGGAAAATATCCACATACAATGCCTTTCATAACAGCTTTAAGCACAACTGGCTTTAGCGCAGAAGTTTTTCATCCAGCAGGATGGCCAACTTTTAAAACTAAATTTTATTATATTGTAATCTGCAACTAGCCTTGACAATCTGTAATCATATGTTACAATTACTGTAACATCAAAGTCACGTACCCGTGACTTTTTTCGTATTAAGGTGTAACATGTCTAATGATTTAAAATGGATGCTATCATCCGATCAACAGTTCCCGTATCAAGATGATAAAATGATTGCCTTGTGGTTTAAGGTAATGAAATGGTTTAAGCCAGATGTTGTGGATTATCTAGGAGATACAGACGATCAGGCTTGCTATAGTAAATATACAGAAGGTCGCTCTGCTGAATTTATGCAACTTCATAAAGATGATAGTCGTGATTTAATTGTTCCAATGATGAGACATGAAGCTAAAGGCGCAAGAGACTTTTATGCTAAGACAAGAGAGATGTTGCCAGACGCACAATTATTCTCAGCTCTTGGAAACCATGACATAAGAGTATTTAATTACATAGATGCAAAGCTTCCAGATTATGTAAATGAAGTAACTCCAGAAGCATTATGGAGCCTTGATTCATTAGGATATGAATATATTTATTATAACGAACTTCCAAAGCTTCGTTTTGGCGATATCCATGTTCACCATGGACTTTCAATTGCCGCTGGTGGAGCAGTAAGAAAAGACATGGAAGATATGCAAATATCTTTAATCAGAGGACACTCGCATAGAATTGCTTCTCATATGGTAACTTATGAACTTAGAAATAATGGTGAAGGAGAAACTCTTCGTGGATATGAAATTGGTCACATGTGTGATGAAAAAGGTCCAGGAATGAAATATACCCAGCACCACGATTGGCAAAAAGGCTTTGCCATTGCACATATTGAAAATGGAGAGTACCCACACGTTCAAATGATTCACGTATCTCCAAATTATAGCTGTGTAGTTGATGGAAAGATGTTTAGTTTATAATGTGGTGCCAAAAATGCCGAGGTAGAGTATTCATTGATAGAGTGTTTTCACAGAAATTACATATAGAATTGTTTTGCGTAATGTGCGGAAAACGATGGATGGTCAATAGAGAAACGAATGTATTTGCAAAATGGCTAGATCAAAGAGAAGAAGCCCACAAAAAGTCTTTCGGTATTTCTTCTTAAACGATAAAATACATAAAGTTCTTAGGGCATCCCGTGCAAAGGATGAACTTGTGGCTTGGTGCTATCCAGATAGGAAAAGAGTCTTGTACTCTTATTCTCAAGTAAATAAATATATGGAAAATGCATTTAGCCTCACCCAAGTTTGTGAACTATTAAATAAACATAAAGTGACTATTGAGGATTATATTCTGGAGGGCAAAATTAGAACTCCCCAGAAAGTTTATCCTATTGGTGATCCAGATAGTAAAACATGGTCTAAGTATATGTTTAAAGAATCAGACATACTTGAATTGCATGAGTTTATATTAGACTCTGGACACTCAGGAAGCCTGCCTTCAAAAACAGAATTGCAGGCTCTTCTCAAACACAACTTAATATTGTATACTAAGACAGAAGAAGGAAAGTTCGTACCAGTATGGAAGGCGGAATGATGGAAACTAAAGTTAAGGTAGACCTATCGTTTACACGTAATTTAGGCAATTATGAAAGTATCAAGATCGGAATTGGCATAGAGGATTTTGTACGTCAAGGAGAGAATACAGATACCGCTATGGAGCGTGTCTATAAGTTTGTTGAAGATAAACTTATTGAAAAGACTCGTGAAGTGGAAGAAGAGCTAAAGCGTGGCAAGTGAGAAAGAGCCATACATACTAATTGGCCTATACGAAAATCTATATAGTGAGAAGTATGGGAAAAAGCCACGTCTTAATAAATTCCGTGAGAAGTGGGGAATGCAGGATGTAATAGACAGTGTTGGGTTTAGCCGTGCTAAAGAACTTTTGGTATACTATTTTAATCTTCCTAAGAGCGGTCACCCATTACAATTCTTCTTTTATAATTTTGATAGGATTGATAATTCACATACTGAAGTAGATAAAGATAAAGAAAGACGTCGTTTGTTATTGCAAGAAACGAAAAAGATGGTTGAAGAAGGCGGAATGGCATGAATACAGAAGCAACCTTAATCTCTGCAGTTTGTAAGAATAAAGATATTAGCACACTGCTAGCAGGCAACGTTGATGAGCTATTTACATCCCATAGAGACATTTGGGAAGGGCTAAAGTCTTATTACCATAAGTTTAAAGCTGTTCCAGAAGCTGGCATTTTAATTGAAAAGTTTAAAGACTTTGAGCCAGTAGAAGTAAAAGCAGAGACTGCATACTACTTAGATAAACTAAAAAATGAATACCTATCCAATAGACTTAAATCTATTATTCTTAAGAGCGGCTCTATGCTTAAAGAAGATGCAGCATCTAGAGTTTTATCTGAAATGCAAAGTCAATTAGCAACACTTAGTAAGTTTACAAGTAATGTGCGAGACTTAGATGTAACCGATATTGATAATGCTGCACGACATTTTGAGGCAGTTAAAGTTCGTTCTGCTGAAATGGGTGGATCTCCAGGAATTAAAACTGGCTTTGATGCAATTGACTTAGCTTATCCTACAGGAATGGCTCCAGGACATCTTATCGTGGCTATTGGCTGGCCAGGACGTGGTAAGACATGGTTCACATCCTATCTTGCATGTAAGGCATGGGAGCAAGGCTTCAAGCCTATGATTGTTTCCCTTGAAATGTCTCCAGAGAATATGCGTGATCGTATTTATACAATGATGGGTTCTGGTTTATTTAAAGCCAGCGAACTTTCAACTGGCGATATTAGCATTGATGATTTTAAAACTTGGTCAAAGAAGAAGTTTGAGGGTAAGAATAGTTTTGTTCTTGTTTCAAATGAGGGTATGGCAGAAGTTACTCCAGCAACAATTCAAGGAAAGATTGACCAGCATAAACCAGATTTGGTTATCTTAGATTATCATCAGCTTTTTTCAGATAACAAAAAGAGTATGGGTGCTACAGAACGTAACATGAATATTTCTCGTGAGTTTAAAATGCTTGCTATGACTAACAATATTCCAGTTATTGATATTACGGCGGCTACAATGGATGATGTATCAGATCAAGATAATCCACCTATGCTTTCACAAGTAGCATGGTCTAAGGCAATTGAATATGATGCTGATATGGCTATTGCTATTCACAAATATACTGGAACAAATATGATTGAAGTTGTTTCACGCAAGAATCGCCATGGCCAAGAATTTGGTATGTATTTAGACTGGGATATCAACCGTGGTATCGTTAAAGAAATTTATGAGAACCCATTCCAGAATGACGCACAAAAGAATTAAAAGATTTCAAATAGATGTTGAATTTTATGACAATGCACAACTAATAAGCCTTCGTCCACAATACGAGATCTTATTAACTCACGACATGCGATCAAAAGGCTATGTGAGAGTGCTTGACATAGATCCAGCATTTTCGGTACAATTTACTGGCGAGACATGGAAGTTCTTAATGACTTTACATGGAGTATATGTAGGAAAGAAGAAAGCATGGCAATCAGAGGGTATAACTCAAAGCAGATTGATACCACGCAGTATGCCCCAGCGCATATCAAATCAATCCTAAAATCAATAGGATTAGATATTGTTGGTGAGACTAACCATGACTTTCTATGCTATTGTCCATTTCATTCTAATAGACACACTTCAAGCTTTAGCGTAAGCCGAGAAAAGGGTGCATTCATTTGCTTTAATCCTTCATGCGGAGAAGCAGGTACATTAATTGAATTGATTAAACGTGTCATGCAGAAGAATGATTTTGAGGCACTAAGATTTATTTCAACTAAAGAGACGGAATCTTTAGAAAACTTTGATGAATTACTTGCAGATGCAATGCAAGACAAGCCAGCATTTGTAGAGTTTCCTAAAGATACATTATCTAAGCTTTATACAGACTTAATTTCAACTACAGCAGGCAAAGAATATTTTCAGTCTAGAGGAATTAATCAACAGTCAATTATAGATTTTGGTCTAGGATATTCTCAAAATATGGGAATGGTTACTGTTCCAGTTCATAGCCCAGACGGAATGCCAATTGGAATAGTTGGTAGGTCGATAGAAGGTAAATCTTTTAAGAATAGTACTAATTTACCAAAGAGCAAAACACTTTTTAATGTTCACCGTGCTAAGAAAATTGGAGAACATGTAATAATTGTGGAGTCTAGCTTTGATGCAATCCGTGTGCATCAGGCTGGATTCCCAAATGTTGTTGCTACCCTAGGAGGGTTTTTATCAACAGAACAGCATCACATTTTAAACAGATCATTTAATAAGATAACTATAATGACAGATGCGGATTTGGCAGGCAGAGAACTAGGGCTTAGTATCTCTAATAAATTAAAGAATAAAGACCTCTTGTGGGCTTCGTATGAATATGGTAAGATATACCCACATGATGCAAAAGATGTAGGCGATATGACTGATGAAGAGATTAAAACCTGCATTAAAAACGCTGTATCTAACATAGAATACAGATCTTGGAATAAATGATATAATAGTAAAACAGATGGATCTATACCATCAACTATAAGAAGAGGAGATACAAATGGGTATCGTTAAAGGTCTCAAGGGACTAAATCAAGTAATGGACAAGCCTTCATATTCTGAAGGAGACGGAACAAAAGCTCGCTGGGCTAAACTGGAAGATGGGGAAAGTGTTAAAGTTCGCTTCCTGCAAGAACTAGATCCAGATTCACCTACCTATAATGAAAAAAATGGACTAGGGTTTATTGCAGTAGAACACACAAACCCAGCAGACTATCGCCGCAAGGCATTATGCTCAATGGAAGACCAAGGAAAGTGCTATGGTTGTGAGCAACATCGCAAAGACTATAAAAAGGGTTGGAAAGGTCGTTCACGACTCTACATCAACGTATTAGTTGACGACGGAAAAGAAGATCCGTATGTAGCAATCCTTTCTCAGGGTTCAAGTGGAAAGACAGTAACCCCTACATTAATTGAATACGCAGGAGAAATGGGCAGCATTACTAATCTAATGTGGCGCATTAAGCGTAGCGGAACAAAAACAGATACAAGTTATACAATTATTCCATTAGCAAAGGACGAAACTCCATTCGATACCTCTTCATTGGAACTATATAAGCTAGAAGAAACTGCTGTACGAGATATGCCTTACACCGAACAAGAGGCATTCTTTGCAGGAGAACACGGCGCAGAAGAAGCAGCATCTACCAGTAGCAGCGTAGACTGGTAATAGTTTGGCGGGGAGCAGAGAAATCTGCTCCCCTATGCCCGATTAGCCCAGCGGTAGAGGCAGCAGACTTAAAATTTGCACAGCGTGAGTTCGAATCTCACATTGGGTACATGAAAGAAAACGGCGGAATGATTAATTTAGAAATACCAGACCCATTCGAAACATTTGTTACTAACAAATATAAGAATTATGTAGGATCAGTATACGACTTCTTTGCTAGAGAATGGCATATGAAATGTGGTTGCTGCAAAGAAGATTTATATGCACCAACAAAAAAGATTATGACAAAGATTAGACTTTATCATACTAGAAATGAATGCATGGGCGGATACTAATGAGCTTTACACACTTACACGTTCATTCATACTATTCATTGATGGATGGGCTAAACTCTCCGAAAGAATTATGTCAGGCTGCATTAGATGCTGGACAAACAGCAATTGCAATTACTGACCATGGAACTCTGTCCTCACATCGTGAAATGCAAATTGCGGCCAAAGAAGTTGGCATTAAACCAATATTAGGAGTAGAAGCGTACATATCTCCAACAGATAGATTTGATCGCTCCTCTAAAACAGATAAATCAATTCAAGCCTATAACCATATAATCCTGCTTGCAAAAAATAAAAAGGGTTTAGAGAATATTAATATCCTTCAGGAGCTTGCTTGGAATGAAGGATTTTATCATAAGCCACGTATTGATAAAGAAGTACTAGATTTATATAGCGAAGGTATCATTGTTTTGAGTGGATGTCTTAACGGATTAATTAGTAAGGCTATTGATAGAGGTAGTCTAGATGAAGCTAGAACTTTACTTCAAGGGTTTAAAAAGACATTCGGACCAGACTTTTATGTTGAGGTTCAATCTCATAATCCTGAGCCAATCAACTCTGCTCTATTAGAATTAGCGGATGAACTTAAAATTAAGGCGGTGGCAACAGGAGATGCCCACTTTGCTAAAGAAGAAGATAGAGTATTAGAAGAAGCCATGCTTATTTTATCTACATCTCCTAAAAAGGGTGAAGATGCAGACTTTGATATGTCTCGTCAGATTAAAGATATGAACGATAGATTTAACTATCTCTATCCTGACCGCAAAATATCATTTCAGAACTATAATCTATTTATTCAAAGCCGTGCAGAAATTGAGGCTGACTTTAAGAAATCTCTAATTAATCGAACAGACATATTTGACAATACTATGGAGATTGCAAATAAGGTTGGGGAGTATGATTTTTATCAGGGCCTAGACCTCCTGCCAGTCCCTAAGACTGATGCCGATGAAAGACTACGGGAACTGTCTGAAAAGGGCTTAGAAGGGCTCCAGAAGGCCTTAGACCCAATTTATATTGACCGCCTTAACGAAGAGCTAGAGGTAATTGCTTCAAAGAACTTTGCCTCATATTTCCTTGTTGTGGCAGATATGATCAATTGGGCTAAAGAAAATAATATTATGGTGGGTCCTGGGCGTGGATCTGCTGCTGGATCTTTAGTTTGTTATGCATTAGGTATTACAGAGGTAGATCCAATTAAATATGATCTTCTATTTTTTAGATTTATTAATCCAGAGCGTAATGACTTTCCCGATATTGATACGGATTTTGAAGACCGCCGCCGCAAAGAGGTAAAAGATTATTTAAAGAAAAGGTTTAAGCACGTTGCATCTATTTCAACATTTACTTATTTTAAGGATAAGGGTGTTATTAAAGATGCGGCACGTGTATTTATGGTTCCACTACAAGATGCAAACCGTGCAACTAAATCAATTGATACGTTTGAAGATTTTATGGAATCTCCAAATACAAAAGAGTTTAGAACTAAGTATCCAGAGGTTGTTTGGTTAGCAGATAAACTTCGTGGCAAGATCAGAAGCGTTGGAGTTCATGCTGCGGGCGTAGTAGTTGCAAAGGATGACTTGCGTAAGTATGCACCAGTAGAATCAAGGGCGGATGCTGATGATGACGTATCTGGTAGAATTCCTGTTGTTGCATACGATATGGATTCTGTGGCGGATATTGGTTTAATTAAGCTTGATGCTCTAGGATTAAAAACTCTTTCTGTTATTTCAGATACCCTTTCTTCTGTAAAAGAAAGGCATAAAAAAGATATTAAGTTATCTTCAATTACTTTAGACGATCCAAAAGTTTATCAGATGCTAAGCGAAGGATATACTAAGGGAGTCTTTCAGGCGGAAGCAACGCCTTATACAAATCTTCTTATGAAGATGGGAGTAGATAAGTTTGAGGACCTTGCAGCGTCAAATGCTTTAGTTCGTCCAGGAGCTATGAATACTGTTGGTGCTGCTTATATTAATCGTAAGCATGGCAAAGAAGCAGTTGATTTTAGCCACGTTATAATGAAACCATTTACAGAAAATACATATGGAGTAATTATATATCAGGAGCAAGTTATGCAGGCATGCGTGTACCTTGGCGGAATGTCATGGTCAGAAGCAGATAAAGTTCGTAAAATTATTGGAAAGAAAAAGGATGCACATGAATTCGATCAATTCAAAGATAAGTTTATTTCAGGGGCTTCACAACATATTACACCCAAGAAAGCAGAAGCTCTCTGGCATGATTTTGAGGCTCACGCTGGGTATTCCTTTAATCGCTCTCATGCTGTTGCTTACTCCATGCTATCTTATTACACTGCTTGGCTTAAGACTTATTATCCTTTGGAATTCATGTTTTCGATTCTTAAAAACGAAAATGATAAGGATGCAAGAACGGAATATTTAATTGAGGCCAAGCGACTAGGACTAAAAGTTCTACTGCCACATATTAATGAATCTGATATTTACTTCTCATTGCAAAAAGATGCAATTAGATTTGGACTAGCTGAAGTTAAGTTTATTTCAGATAGCATAGCCAATAAAATACTTGAAAGGAAACCATTTAAAAATTATGTTGACTTTATTGAACAATCATCGAAAAAAGGTAGCGGGATTAATAGTCGGGCTATTGCTGCTCTCAATGCCATCGGTGGTGCGGCGTTTGATGATAATCCTAGATCGGGACAAGAAAAAGACAACTACTACGAATATTTAGGTATACCTACATTTAATTTAGAGGGCTTACCTCCACGCATTAAAGCACAAGCCAGACCAATTGAAGACTTTGATGATTTAGGGTCGTTTGTTATGTTCGGAATGGTTAAAGCAATTAAGCGTGGAAATGGGTGGGCAAGAGTAGAGCTTGTAGATGAGACTGGATCAATTGGTTTATTCCATACAGAACAGACACAAATTGAAACGGGACAGATGTATTTTATCCTTGTAGGAGATAACCGTATTGCTAGATATATTAAGGTTAGCGAAATGGACCCAAAGGGCGATGATTTATTTGTAGACTATTTATATCGTAAGGAGTATGATTTGGCGGAAGATGAATATATTGTGGTTAACTTTACTCCATATAAAACAAAGGCTGGAAAGATGATGAGCCATATTGTTTTAGCTAATAGGGATAAGGAACTGACAAGAGTTATTGTATTCCCTACAATGTATAAGATGTCAATTGCTAAAATGCGAGAAGGAATGAAATGTAAGTTAGTTCTATCTAAACTAGATGATGGAACATTAATGGTAAAGGAAATGAAATGACAGATGATATTGAGGGCGTAATTTCGTCCGTTAGTATTAACCAAATTTTAGTAGCGGTACTTGAAACTATTGGTGAAGTTAGAGTTCCTACTCTAACATTTTTAGACGCTTCTAGTACAGATAAAGAATTGGTAATTGAGTATGATGAGGATGGCCCATCATTTACTTTTAAGTTAAAGGAAAAAGAACAAGATGGAACATCTGACTGAGTTTGGCTTAGATGCCTTAGCAGCACTATTACATGAAACAGCAAAAGAAAAGGGATTTTGGGATGGCGAATATACGCATGACAAAATTGGAAATAAATTAGCTTTAGTACATTCAGAAGTCACTGAAGTATTAGAAGCAATTAGAAAGAGCCACGGATCTGAAAAAGTGGTAGAAGAAATGGCAGATGTAATAATCAGACTACTTGACATTTATGCTGCAATGAGAAATGAAGAGGCTGTGTTACATAGTTTAGATGAAATTCTAGAAAAGAAAATGAATATAAATAAAGACCGTCCAAAGCTTCACGGCAATTTATTTTAATGCTATACTAAGGGAAAGAAAAGGTTAATATGACAATTATACTAGATGATATACTAGCAAAGTTAGATCCAAAAACAAGAGCAAGAGTTCAGTCAGCACAGAATGTAAAGATAGTAAAACAGGTTACTCCGAGTATTGGACTTAACATGGCACTTAAGGGTGGCCTAGGCTATGGTCGACAAGTATTAGTATGGGGAAATAAATCTGCTGGTAAATCTTCTTTCTGCCTGCAAACAATTGCAATGGCACAAAAAGACGGAAAGACTTGTGCATGGATTGATGCAGAACATTCATACTCTCAGGAATGGGCAGAGTCACTTGGAGTAGATTCTTCTTCCCTTATTTATTCTCAAGCAAAAACAGTTAATGATATGGTAGACGTAGCAACTAAACTTATGGATGCTGGCGTAGATATAATTGTAGTAGATTCAATATCAGCATTGCTTCCAGCAATCTACTTTGAAAAAGACGGAAATGAAATGAAAGATTTGCAAGATACAAAGCAAATCGGCGCAGAAGCAAAGGATATGACCCACGCAGTCAAAATGTTAAATTATGCAAACAAAGACACACTACTTATTCTCATCTCTCAACAACGAAATCAGTTTGGATCTATGCATGCTAGTCACATCCCAACAGGTGGCATGGCAGTCAAGTTCTTTTCTTCCACTGTCATTAAGCTCTGGTCGTCTGAGGCTGAGGCGAATGCTATTAAAGCTGGGATTAAAGTTGGCGACAAAATCATTGAACAAAGAGTCGGGCGACCAGTTAACTGGATTATTGATTACAACAAACTCGGTCCCCCAAATTTATCAGGACAGTATGACTTTTATTACCAAGGGGAAACTCTTGGTGTAGATAGAGTAGGAGAGACACTTGATGTTGCAGAAATGTGCGGAGTTGTTGAAAAGGGTGGCGCATGGTATACAGTAAATGGAGAACGTTTTCAAGGACGTGCAAAGACTGTAGCTTATTTAAAAGAAAATCCAGATGTTGTAGACAACTTAATTGGAGAAATAGATGCCAGATCTTAATGAATTTTTTACTAAGCCAGTTGAAAAACTAGAGCCATACGACATTGAAAAAATTAGTGGTATCAGGCCATGCTCAAAGTGTGAAGAAGATGTTGACGGCGCTTTCTGGGATCCAGTTGATTTTGTAATGTCATGGAGATGCGTTAAAGGGCATGAAACAATTTTTAAGGTTAACTAATGTCAGAAAGATCCGAAGTTAAACGTGACGGCGCTAAAGCACAAAAAAATAGTGGCCGTGGCGAATATCAAAAAGGTGATGCAAAGTGGAAACAGTTCTTAGTGGACTATAAAGAAGCTAAAGCATCATTTAATTTAAATAAAGATGTATGGGCTAAAATCTGTACAGATACTTTTAAGGTAAGTCGGGATATGCATCCTGCTCTTAAAATAATTATAGGTGAGGATTCCAAGGTTCGTCTTGGAATCATTGAGTGGTCAATCTTAGAAGATTTGATCGCATTTTGGGAGGAAAATAATAATGGCTAATCCAACAATTACTATCGTTGGTCGTGTAGGGCAAGAACCAGTTAAGCTAAATGGCGGAGGAATTAGATTAAGAGTTGTATCTAATGACCGTGTAAAAAATGATGCAACTGGTAACTGGGATGATAAAGACACATCTTGGTGGACAGTTAAGGCATGGAAAAGTCTTGCAGAGCAAGCTTCTAGTATTCTTAAAAAAGGTCAAGAAGTTGTAATCATGGGCAAGATCTATGAAGAAACTTGGACTGACAAAGAAGGTAATAGCAGAACAACTTATGAAGTTAATGCTGAAACAATTGCAGTAACAGCATACTCTTTATCTAAAAGTATGCCAAAGGAAGCAAATGATGACTTCCCTTCATATAAAACATATGCTGAGGTACCTTTCTAATGAAAGAAATTTTAATGACTACCTTAACTGGTATAGGAGTGGGAGTAGTATTTGGAGTATTTAAGCTTCCAGTCCCAGCTCCGCCTGTATTTGCTGGACTGATGGGAATTTTTGGACTATGGCTAGGCTATGGATTGATTGGTAGGTTTATCTAATGGTTATGTTTCTTTTAGGATTCCTATGCGGACTAGTTATTGGATATGGTTGTGGCCTACTAATAGGTGAATGGGATAAGAGGATTAAAAATGGCGGAAGATAAAAATACACTAGAGTTAATTAGTGATATCACAGAATTTAATGACCTTCATGAGTTTATGCAAGATGAACACTTAGATAAAGCTCTAGTCATTGTGGTAAAATTATTAATGAATCCAGATGTTCCTTCTGCAAAGGTTCCTCATTTAATTGTTGAGATGCAGGCGATGGCTACAAAATTTTCAGTTCTTGCATCTGTGTATTCTACTATTGCAAAAGATAAAGCTGGAACACCTAATAATAATAAAAAGAATATCTATTATTCTCTTTCACAGTCAATAAATGATCTTGTTTCTGCCCTTAAATATACAGCAAAGTATAATTAAAGACTTTATGGTATAATGGTATTATGCAATTAAGTATTGGAACTACTATTTCTTCATGGACCGTAAAAGGATATGGCTCATGGGGTAAAAATAATACTGTCAAGTACACATTGATGGAGCATAAGTGTGGAAATACTAGAAAGTTCCAGCAGTGGGAAATTAATAACAAAAAATTTAAAAAATGTAAAAAATGTGAATCTAGGGTTGAGTACAGAAAAAATGCTGAGCATATAATATATAAAACAATGTATAGGCAATATAAACATTCTGCTAAACAGAGATCGCATTCTTTTGAGTTAGAGTATGATGATTTTATAATTTTTATTAATAGTAAATGTCATTATTGTGGCAGAGAACCATTTGCAAAAAGAGAGATAACAAAAGTAAAGCGCAGCGTATGGCATAATGATGAAAATGTATTGGTAAATGGAATAGATAGAATTGATTCAACTTTAGGGTATTTTAAAAAAAATTGTGTTCCCTGTTGCAAAATATGTAATTTTGCAAAATCTGATATGAGTTTAAATGAATGGAAAAAGATGATACCATTGTGGCTAGATAGAATGGATAAGATTTAATGGGTAGAGATATAGTAAAGAATCTTAAGTTTAAGAAGCATACTGGTAAGCACTTTGACCCAGAACTGTTTGCACAATTACTAGATGAGTCATATAGAAATACCAAACGTGCTGATGGAGAAATGACAAAGAAATCATTTAGCCCTAGTTCTTTGGGATATGGCCATGGAAGATGCCCAAGATATTGGTATATGGCATTTAGCGGGGCAATGTTTATAGATGATAACGATGCAGTCGCTGTTGCTAATATGGCTCAAGGAACTCAGGCTCATGAAAGACTGCAGAATTTAATTAAGACTATGCCTCAATGGAGAGCGGAAGAAGAAGAAATCATTAATGAGTATCCTCCAATTAGAGGATTCATTGACCTTATTATGGAGTATGATGGCGAGACCGTAATTGGAGAAATTAAAACGGCTAAGCAAGAAGTATGGGATACAAGACAATCAGAAATGAAGTCTTCTCCTAATCATATGCTTCAACTACTTACATATATGAAGTTAAAAAATGCCAAAGAAGGCTTTTTCTTGTATGAGAATAAGAATACTCAAGAGCTGCTAGTTATTCCTGTTTCAATGAATGAAAAGAATACTAAAATAATTGAAGATACATTTATTTGGATGCAAGAAGTTTGGGACAATTTTAAAGATGGCGATCTTCCAATGAAGCCAGCAGGAGCTACTAAATCAAAGATGCCTTGCACATATTGTCCAATTAAAAAAGAATGCTACAGCAAAGAAACTTCTGTTGGAACAGTGCAAATTGAGTTGTATGAAATGCCAACCCTATGATTTGTGGCAATAAAGAATGTGCTAAAGACTTTACTCCTAAAACACATAACCAGAAATATTGTACGGATGAATGTTGCAGAATTGCAACTAATCGTCGTATTATGGAAAAGTATTATGAGAAAAAAGCTATTAGAAATGGTGCCGCAAGACCATGTAAAAAATGTGGTGCACAGCTAAGTAGATACAATCAATCTATTTATTGTGCTGGATGTGAAAAAAAGATTGATATTAACAATAAGAATAAGTTAAAGAGGATGATAGATGAAGTTAGCTGATCTAGTCAAGACTAAGGCACATCGTGTATTAGGCATAGATGCATCTACAAATTCAATAGCCTTCTGCTTAATGGAAAATGATATTCCATTAAAATGGGGAAAAATTGAATTAGCTGGAATGGATATATATGATAAAATTCATGACGCTAAAATTAAAATGCATGCTATGTTAGATGAGCTAAAGTCTGATTATATCGTAGTCGAAGGCGCAATACTTGTCAGATCACCTGATGCTGTGATAAAATTATCATATGTTTATGGCGTTGTTATTGCTGAGCTTATGTCTACTGGAGCTAAAGTTATTACTATTTCTCCAACATCTTGGCAGGCATATATAGGTAATAAGAATCCAACTAAAGAAGAAAAGGCGGCAATAAGATTAAATCATCCAGGATATGCAGATTCATGGTATAAAAACCAGATAAGGAATATGCGTAAACAAAGAACTGTAGACTACTTTAATAGTAAATATGGGCTGTTACTAGATGATTTTGATGTGGCAGATTCTTTTGGAATAGCTCATTATACAAATAAGGTATTAACTGAAAGATGAAATTATATCAAAGTAAAGAGTGGCTGTTTCGCAGATACTCTGTTCAGAAAAAAACTATTGTTGAAATAGCTAAAGAGTGCAATGTTTCTGCTATGACCATACAGAGGCACTTAGAACAGTTTGGGCTAATTAAAAAAAGATGATCAAAGATGATTTCTGTTATAAAATCTTTCACATACCAGGTTATGGAGAATCACATTTAGATAGAGCTGATCTATTTAAGTCTTTAAATGACTATCTTTCTATTAGAATGGAGAAGCTAGATACTGAGACTATATTGATAAGTAATGAAAACGATTACTTTGATTTTAATGAAAAGCATAATCTAATTAAAACTAACCGTGAATTTAAATGGGGAGAGTTGGGTATTTGGGCAAGCAATCTATTAGCAATAAAGAATTTTTTAAATACTGATAAAAAATATTTAATGTTAATAGAAGATGATATTTATGTGCCAGATAAAAACGCATTCATTTATTTATTAGAAAAATATATGGGGGGACTACCAAAAGATTGGGATGTATTTAGTTATTTTGTCCATCCAGATCAGCTTCCTAGATTTAGCCAGGAAATACATTCTATACCAGATAATCTTTATATAGTTAAAGCTTATCAGGACTGGTCAATGCTGTGCTATGTTTTAAATAGAAAGTCTGCAAAAAAGATGTTAGATGCATGTATAGCCACAGGACTTACGATGCCAATAGACTGGTATATTTATAGACAACCAGATATATTTAAAAGTTTTACCCCGCACCCACTTGCGGAAATTGGATGTAAATTGTATGATATAGTATCAACATTTCAAACTAGAGAAACAGGCCACATAGTGCCAGAAAAGAGAAACGCATGACAAGAGAACTAGCAGAAAAGCTACCAAATTGGTTTTTAGGAAATAAAACTCAAGATGATTTTAATAGACTACTAGATGAGTTTAAAGGAAAGCCAAACTTAAAATTTTTAGAGATAGGTTCATTTTGTGGAAATAGTGCAGCTTGGACAATTGAAAATGTATTAACAGATAAAACTTCAAAGTTGACATGCGTAGATCCATGGAATGGAAATGTGGCACACGAAGCATTTGATTTTTCTGATGTTGAATCAGCTTTTGACGAGCAGCTTGAGCCATTTAAAGATCAAGTAATTAAACAAAAAGCTTACAGCGATGAGTGGCTAATGAAAAATAGATCTAAACAGTATGACTTTATTTATATTGATGGCGATCATATGCCACAGGCATTTATGATGGACGCACTACTTTCTTGGGAGCTATTAAAGCCAGGCGGCATTATGGCTATTGATGATTATGCATGGACACATCCACAAGGCTTTAAATATAATCCAGCGCCAGCCATAGATATGTTTGTAAGCATGTACTCAGAGCACCTAGAGGTTATTGAAAAGGGATGGCAGGTTTGGATTAGAAAAAATTCAGATTATATTCGACCAGAGCACATTCATGAGTAAAGGTAAATAAATGTCAGATTACCCAAATAAAAGTGGTGGATATCAAGCATGGATTACAGACTTACAATTAATAGCAACTGATGCTCCATCTGGTCATAAGATTATTGTTGAGTGTCTTGAGACCGCAGAGATGCTTATTAAAAAAAATATATCATATGGTAACTCTGCCCTTAATCCTATTCGTATATTTTCAAAGGCGGAATCAAGAGAACAAATTAGAGTCCGTATTGATGATAAGCTAAATAGAATTCAGAATGATCAAGCATTTCCAGGAGACAATGATATTGACGATTTAATTGGGTATTTAATCTTGCTCAAAATTGCCAATAAGCTTGCTATTTCAGTCGACTAGAAGTATAATGTAGGTATGTCACAAATTGAACCAGCGGTACATTATGACCGCATGAACAAAGTCGTTGAGGAATTACTCAAGGGTAGCAACACTACGCAAATTGCAACCATTACTGGATTCACTCGTAAGGAAGTCCTTGAGTTAATTGACGACTGGAAATCTGTTGTGCACAATGATACTAATGCTAGAGACCGTGCCAAAGAAGCAGTCTCTGGAGCAGATCAACACTATGCAATGCTCATTAAAGAGGCCTGGAAGACCGTAGAAGACGCAGATACACAAGGACAGCTTAATGTTAAGGCTAATGCTCTTAAGTTAATCTCAGATATTGAGACAAAAAGAATTGGTATGCTTCAACAAGTTGGCCTATTAGATAATGCTGAAGTTGCATCACAAATTGCAGAGGCGGAACGCAAACAGGATATTTTAGTAAAGATTTTAAAGGAAGTAACTTCTTCTTGCCCTAAGTGTAAGATGGATGTTGCCAAACGCTTGTCCCAGATTACAGGTGTTGTAGAAGCAATTGTAATAGAGGACGCTAGTGGAATTTGATTTTAATGATTTAATAGATATGCTTGATGGCGAAGAATTTGATGAACGCCCAGTAGATCTTCGTACATTTGTAACAAGCCCAGAGTATTTAGGCTTACCACCGTTATCTGAGTTGCAATATACTCTTATTGAAAAAAGTTCTCAAATTTATAAAGAATCAACATTAAAAAAGCTCTTTGGTGAAGAAGAGGGCGCAAGAATGTTTAAGCAAACTGCTACAGAAGTCATTGCACAATTAGGTAAAGGATCTGGTAAAGATTATTCTTCAACTATTGCAGTTTCATATATAGTGTATTTACTATTGTGCCTAAAGGATCCAGCAACATATTATGGCAAGCCTCCAGGAGATGCAATAGATATTCTTAATATTGCTATAAATGCTCAACAGGCAAACAATGTTTTCTTTAAAGGATTTAAAACTCGTATTGAAAGATCTCCATGGTTTGCAGGAAAGTACACAGATAAAGCTTCTGAAATGAAGTTTGATAAATCTGTTACAGTTCACTCAGGTCACTCAGAAAGAGAAGCATGGGAAGGATATAACGTTATTGTTGTTATTCTAGATGAAATATCAGGATTTGCGATTGATAATACAACTGGTCACGATCAAGCAAAGACAGCTAATGCTATATACGATATGTATCGTGCATCAGTAGACTCTCGTTTCCCAGACTTTGGTAAAGTAATTCTTCTTTCATTTCCACGCTTTAAAAACGATCCTATTCAAAAGTTTTATGATTCAGTAATTGCTGAAAAAGATACTGTTATTCGTATACATCATTTTAAAATGGATGAGGATCTTCCAGATGGAACGGAAGGTAATGAATTTGATATTGAGTGGGAAGAAGACCACATAAAGTCATATTTAATTCCAAAGGTGTATGCCCTAAAAAGACCTACATGGGAAGTAAACCCTACAAGAAAAATTGATGATTTTAAAACAGCATTTTATAAAAATAGTCTAGATGCACTTGGAAGATTTGCCTGTATGCCACCAGAAATGATTGATGCCTTCTTTAAATCAAGAGAGAAAGTTGAAAAAGCATTCAATCAAATGTCTTTAGCTGTAGATAACTTTGGAAGAATTGAAGAATGGTTTAAGCCAAATGAAGAAAAAGAATACTTTATTCATGTTGACTTAGCTCAAAAACACGACCACTGTGCTGTTGCTTTAGCGCATGTAGATCGCTGGGTAAATGTCAAAGTAACTAATGAGTACTCTCAGCCTGCTCCAATTGTAACTGTTGATGCAGTAAGATATTGGACTCCAACACCAGATAAATCTGTTGACTTTACTGAAGTTAAAGACTATATATTATCTCTCAAAACTCTTGGATTTAATATCCGTGTCTGCACCTTTGATAGATGGAACTCGCATGATATGATGCAGCAGTTAAAGCAATATGGCATTAGTACTGAATTGCTTTCAGTTGCCAAAAAACATTATGACGATATGGCTATGGTTATTATGGAAGAAAGATTATCTGGACCAGGAATTAAATTACTTATAGATGAATTGCTTCAGCTTAAAATCATGAGAGATAAGGTAGATCACCCAAGAAAAGGTTCAAAAGACTTAGCCGATGCTGTTTGCGGATCAGTATTCAATGCCATAAGTAGAACAAGGCCAAATAATAATGAAGAAGTAAATATTCATACATATGAATCAATGAGTTTTGATAATGATTTTCATCCATCTGAATCAAAAGACTTATCAATTAACTTAATAAGACCTCCCAGAATGCCAGCTGATTTGCAAGAGGCAATGGATAGAATGACGATACTATGAGCATATACCAAGAGCAAGCTAAAGAATGTAAATGTTGTGGCAAACATGTTCCACTTCCAACTGTGTTAAAAGAATATAACGGAATTTCTTTATGTCCTACTACATTTGCGAATGTAATTGAATATAAAAGAATTTGGAAAAGTCTAGGAAATAGACCAGCAGGAAGTACAAGAAAACATTTTTCTGAATATGTACAGCAAATAGTAGAAGAAACTATTGACAAAAATGAAGACGGCACGTTATAATTTGTTATGAGACATAAGTTATGATATAATTATATCATGGTAAAATGTGGAACATATTCTGGATACAGTACTCATATTAAAAATAAAGAAAAGCCCTGTGACCCATGCAGGTTTTCTGCAAATGAGTATAGAAGATTAAAAAGAAACAAAGATATAGAAAAAATAGGATACGATCCTAGAAGATTTAAAAGACATAATACAACCAAAGAAGCATATGACAATATGTTAAAAAAATACAATGGTAAATGTTGGATATGCAAAAACAAAAAAGCAGTTCATATAGATCACGATCATTCATGTTGCAATGATGACAGTTTTTCATGTGGCAAATGTATTCGTGGAGTTTTATGTAGCAATTGTAATACTGCAATTGGTCTTTTAAATGATGATGTTAGATTAATAAAATCAGCTTTAAAGTATTTAGGTATTGCTAATATATAACTATAATGATAGAATTTAGTTATTAAGGGGCGGTAGCTTAATTGGTCAGTAGCTTCAATCTCATAAATTGGAAGGTGTGGGTTCAAGTCCCACCCGCCCTACAGAAAGGTACAAAATGGATCCAGATGATAAATTGTCTTATTACATTGAAATCGGTGCTGTAGAATTATCTGGCATGGATGAAGATGGAGAGTTCATTTTTGAGATTACAGAAAAAGCTAAACACATTGCTCCTGAATTATGGCAGGCTCATGCAGATCATGTGGATAGTTCATTAATTGCTTTATATGAAGCAGGACTAATTAACGTATCATATGATGATAATTTAGAGGCTATAATTGAAATGTCTCCAGAGGGACAAAAGATGGCTAAAGAATTAGGACTTATTGAAATGAATGTTGCTGACAAAGACATTCCAAATGATTAAATGCCCTTATAGCTCAGCGGAAGAGCGGACGGTTTCTACCCGTTAGGCCAGGAGTTCGAATCTCTTTAAGGGCACTTGCGAGTGTTGCATAATGGTAGTGCTTCTGCCTTCCAAGCAGATGGTGCCAGTTCGATTCTGGTCACTCGCTCTAGTAAGGTAAATGCTATAATTGTATTATTATAGTTTTTAGGAGGAAAAAAATGGAAGAATTAATTGGTCAGCTTAGACTTTTACAGTCTAATGCTTTTATTTATTATACAAAGGCTCACGGTTACCATTGGAATGTTGAAGGTATACTGTTTGATCAGTTCCATGAAATGTTCTCAGATATCTACAATGATGCGTGGTCATCAGTAGATGAATATGCAGAGTGGATTAGAATCTTTGGAGAGTACGCAGAATTTGATGTACAGACAATTTTAGCTATTTCGAATGTAAAGTATGATTTACAGTCAAATACTGGGAATGCTGTTGAAATGTTAAAATCTTTAACTGCATCAAACGATAAAATAATTGCAGATTTAAAAACTGCTCTTAATGTTGCAATTGATGCAAACGAGCAAGGAGTTGCAAACTTCTTTGCAGATAGAATTACAGCGCATGAAAAGTTTAGATGGAAATTAACAGTAACACTTAAAACAATTATTAATAACTAAAAGGAGATTTAAAATGGCAGAAAAAGGAACAGCTGCAGCTATAATTGAAGTTGCACAAAAAGAAGTTGGAACTATTGAAGGTCCAAAAGATAATGAAACAAAATACGGAGCTTTTACAAAAGCTAATTTTTTACCATGGTGCGGAAGCTATGTAATGTGGTGTGCTTCACAATCTGGCGTAAAGGTTCCTAATACTGTTTCTACAGTTGCAGGTGCGGCAGCATTCAAAAAGATGGGTACTTGGTTTGAAGCAGATAATGGTACAGCTCCACAGCCTGGAGATATTCTGTATTTTGATTTTCCAGGAGACGGTGTTGATAGAATTTCTCATGTAGGAATTTGCGTTAAAGATAATAAAGATGGAACTGTTACAACTTTAGAAGGAAATACTTCTGGAAAGAAAACTGGAAGTCAAAGAAATGGCGGAGAAGTTTGCGAGCAGCTTCGTGCATATAAGACAAATAAGAAAAAGGTTATGGTCTCAATAGTTGGCTGGGGTCGTCCTAATTATAAGGGCAATGAAGTTACAGCAAAAATTCCAGCACAGGATAAGCCAGCATTTCCAGGACAAATTAAGCCAGGAGATAAAAATGATGGCGTTAAAGTTGTTCAAAAGGCCCTCGGCTTACTTGCAGATGGAGAATATGGTCCAGCAACAAAGAAGTCAGTAATTGCATTTCAAGACAATCATGATCTAGTAGATTCAAATGGTATTATTGGTCCCAAGACTTGGGTCGAACTTGTCAAGTTCCTATAAGATCTGATATAATAATATACGGACCGCTCAATAGAGGGTCCGTATATTAATTTATTCGCTTGAAAGGGGAATAACATGAATAACACAACATTCACACTGGATCTTTTTAAAGATCCATTTTTTATTGGTTGGGATCGCCAATTCAGAGATCTAGAAAAAGTAATGCATAACTCAACAAACTATCCACCATATAATCTGGTTAAGGTAGATGAGGATAGTTATGTAATTGAGCTGGCATTAGCTGGCTTTAAAAAGGATGACATTAAAGTAGAGCAGGAAAAAAATGTTCTAACGATTAAAGGTTCATCTGAGGAAGAAGAAACAAATACATATATTCATAAGGGAATTGGGGCAAGAAACTTCAGCCGAACATTTTCATTATCAGAATTTATGGAGGTTGTTGGAGTCATGATGGCAGACGGCATCCTAAAGGTATTTGTTATTAGAAATATCCCAGATGAGGCAAAGCCTAAATCATTTGAAATCCTTAATTCTTTTACTCCAGAGGAGCAGGTATTTGCGCCAGGTGTAAGAAAGAAGAAGAAGTAGTATAATTGTATTGTTCCATCTGATGGGACACGGGCTAATTAGTTACGCCTTAGGATGGACCTGAGCAAGTCCTCAAACTGCTCATCAATATTAAGGGGAATCATGTTTGAGTACTATGTAAAAAAGGTTACAAAAGTTGTGGACGGAGACACAATAGATGTAGACATTGATCTTGGATTTGATATCTCATTTAGTTCTAGAGTAAGACTTGCTGGCATAGATACACCAGAATCAAGAACATCAGATAAAGCAGAAAAAGCTTTAGGACTTGAGGCAAAAGCATATTTAAAACATGAAATTGAAGCAGCTAAGTCTGTTGTAATTAAAACAGAAAAAATGGACTCATCTGAAAAGTATGGAAGAATATTAGGTTGGGTATTCTTAGACGGAGCAGAGCTATCTTTAAATGAAAAGATGATTAATGATGGATATGCTTGGGGATATTTAGGAGAAACTAAAGTCAAAGATTTTGATGCTTTAGCTAAAGCGAGGAAAAAGAGCGGTAAGTAATGCCAGTTTATGAATACAAATGCGTAGAAGATGACTCTCATGCAACACTTTCTATAACCCGTTCAATATCAGAAGATGATCCAGGCTACGTCTGTGATGAGTGTGATTCTGAAATGATAAGACATTTCACACCCTTTGGGATACAATTTAAGGGTAATGGATTTTACAAAACCGATAATCCAAAATAGTTAACTAGTTTAATTTAACAACATTAATCTGCTATAATTCCTAAGTAATATAAATACTTTATATTACTTAGGAGAGCCAATTGACTAGAAAGATAAAATTACTATTAGCCAGCCTATTTATTATGGGCTGGTTCTTTATTTTAGGTCCATCTTTAGCTTATGCTGATGATCCAATTCCAGCAGCACCAGAGCAGGTAGTTGTTAGTCCTGCACAACAAGCAGTCAATACCGCTCTTTCTACGGCAGTTATTGAAGTTACGCAAGCAGCACAAGCATCCGATACAGCAACAGCAACAGTGGCTAAAAAAAATCACACCAACAAAAAAAACAAAAAACGTATACATTAGAAGTACTATGAAAAAATAAATACCAGGAAACGACGAAAATGTCCGACTAAACCAAATTATCTACCAACTCATCATTCACACCTTTGTTTTAAATACTTTTTGTGTACTTACTATAG